GTCAGTTATCCCCCCGATGCATTTGAAAGGGGTAGGGGCATGGCATACGGACGAATCCGAAGGGGTCTTGAATCGAGCATCACCGAGGGCGTGAACGCTGGCACGATCGACCGAAAAAAGCACGCTGCTGCGCTCGCTGCTGTCCGCAAGATGGCAGACGCGCTCGACCGAGCACAAGACGATGCAACCGCATTCAAGACAATAACGCCGAAAGCCTACATGGAATACCTCGACGCGCTTGGCATGGTGCCCAACGGCAAGAACACTCAGAAGGTCGAGAAGCCCAAGCCGAAAGCCAAGCTTGCGGCGTTCACGGGCGGCGCGAAGTTCTCGAAGGCATCGCATGGCTAGTCTTTACGGCTGCGAGGTGCCGCGCATCTACACGCCACCGCTGCGCGAGCTAACGCCGGACACCACGCTCGGATTCGAAGTAATCGCATTCGCTCAAGACGTGCTCGGCATCAAGCTGCATCCGTGGCAGAAGTGGCTATTCATCCACGCGCTTGAGGTCATCGACAAGCCAGATGGCTCGTGGATGCTGCGCTTTCGCACGGTGGTCATCCTCGTTGGCAGGCAGAACGGAAAGACCACGATGGGCGCGGTTCTGTCGCTGTTCTTCCTGTACGCGCTTCAATGCGGTCTTGTCATCGGCACGGCTCAGGATTTGGAGCAGGCAGAAGACACGTGGAGCATGTGCGTTGACATGGCGCAGGCTGACGAAGAGCTAAGCGAGCAAATCGCCCACGTCTGGCACACGAACGGTGCGAAGCGATTGCAGCTCACAGGCGGGCGCGATTACCGCGTCAAAGCATCGACGCGCAAGGCTGGACGCGGCAAGTCTGCTGACCTCGTTCTCCTGGACGAGCTGCGAGAGCATCAGACATGGGACGCTTACGGGGCGTTGAGCAAAACGGGCATCGCACGCGAAAGCTCGCTGCTTTGGTGCATCAGCAACGCGGGCGATGGTTCGAGCGTCGTGCTGCGTCATCTGAGGATGCAAGCGCACCGACTGCTGGGCGATCCAGACGGCATTGTAGCTGCGATGGGCGAAAGCGATATAAAGCCGCCAGAAGAGGACGCGCTAGAAGACACCGCGCTCGGCATCTTCGAGTGGTCAGCCGACCCAAGGCTCGAAATCACCGACCGCAGGGCATGGGCGCAGGCAAACCCGTCGCTCGGATACACGATTACCGAGCGTGCGATTCGAGCTGCATGCGCCGATGACCCAGAGGATGTGTTCAAGACCGAGTGCCTGTGCCAATGGGTCACCGCAGCCATCACGCCACCATTCCCAGCCGAAAGCTGGCAAGACGGCATCGATGACGGCAGCTTCATCGCGCCAGACAGCCCGCTGACGTTCGGTGTTGACGTGAGCGAAGACCGTTCACGCGCATCGATTGCGGTATGCGGCTTGCGACCCGACCGAAGCTACCACGGCGAGCTGATCGCCTACCGCGTTGGCGTTGGCTGGCTGCAAGGCTGGTTTGCAGAGCGAGCGCACGAGTACAACGGCATGCGCGTCGCGTTGCAGGTGAAAGGCGCACCGGTATCGGCGTTCGCTGACATTCTCGGCGCAGTCGATGGCGTGGAAATCGTGCCGTGCCAGGGCGCGGACGTGGCGGGCTGGTGCGGGCGTTTGTGGGATGCCGTAGCAGCTTGCTCGGAAGAAACAGAAAGCGATTCGACACCTATCTACCACCTGACGCAGCCAAGGCTCGACCTTGCTGCGAACGTGGCAGCGACCAGACCGCTCGGCGATGGCGCGTGGGCGTGGGATAGGAAGAAATCGCTCGAAGATATCAGCCCGCTCGTTGCTCTGACGATGGCGTTTGGAGCAGCGACGGCGGCGAAGAAAGAGAAGCGCAGCGTCTACGAAGACGGCGCGGACTTGATGATTTTGTGAGGTGATAATGGGCGTTTTAGACCTGCTGACACGGCGAAGCTACAGCGATCGTGTTGTGTACATGCTCAAGGCGCACGTGTCCGGCATGGGCGCAAGCGAGCTGTACGGCACGCAGCCCGCACTTCGCAGCGTCATCAGCTTTCTCGCGGACAATATCGCGGCCCTGCCGCTCAAGTGCTACGTGCGAAAGCCAGACGGCTCACGCGAACGCGACAGGGACAGCGCACTTGCAAAGCTGCTCTCTCGACCCAACGGGCACATGACAGGCCATGAGCTTGTAAGAGACACCGTGAGCGAGTACCTGCTGCACAACGACGGCTACTGGATGACCGTGCCAGCCGACACCGAAAGCGGCTGGCTCATCGAGGTAATCCCGACCGACTGGGCAACTCCAAAGACCAAAGACGGGCTTACCGAGACGGTAGTCCACGTGCAGAACCCGCAGGGCGGGCGCGTTGACATGGAACCAGCCGACTACATCCGATTCTCTGGATGGTCACCGTATGGCGCGGCAGCGTGCTCGGAACCCGTCGAAGCGTTGAAGGATATCCTGCGCGAGCAAATCGATGCTTGGCGATTCCGCGGCAGCATCTGGAAGAACCAGGGGCGCGTCACTCAATGGATCTCGCGCCCAGCGGATACGCCGTGGGGCGATGGCGCACGCGATAGATTCGCCCAGAGCTGGAAAAACAAGTTTGCAGGCGATGGCACGGACACGGGCGGCACACCGCTGCTCGAAGACGGCATGCGTCTTGAGAACGCGACCTTCAACGCACGCGAAGCGCAGTGGGCAGAGGTCTTGAAGCTGGCTCGTGAGGATGTGTGCGCGGTCTACCACCTGAACCCGTCGCATATCTACCACACAGATGCGCAGACGTATGCTAGCGCGAAGGACAACGCACGCGCTCTGTACTCCGACACGCTCGCGCCGATTCTCGACTTCTTCGAAGAGCGCATAAACGCCTTCCTCGTGCCGCGATTGGGGCTGGGCAGCGAGCATTACTGCGAGTTCGACCTTGCTGCCAAGCTACAGGGCAGCTTCGAGGAACAGGCAACCGTCATCAGCTCCGCAGTAGGCGCACCGTGGATGACGCGCAGCGAAGCACGCGAACGCTTCAACCTTCCGAAGCTGGAAGGCTCTGACGCGGACGAGCTGGTGACACCGCTCAACGTGCTCATTGGCGGGCAAGCAAGCCCGCAGGACGTGGACGGCGTTGAAAGCCCATACGCCAACAGCGCGGAACCGAGCAAGAAGAGCGCGGGCGTTAAGGTCAAGGGAGCACCTGATGACGATGACGCAGGCGAAATCGCAGCGTGCTTGAGAAAGTTCTTCAGGCGGCAGGCGAGAAGCGTCGCCGACAGAGTAGGCAAGGCGGCGAGCGTGCAGGCCAAGGCAGACGATTTCCCCGAATGGTGGGATGCGGAGCGTTGGGAGCGCGAGCTGGCAGATGACCTCACGCCGATTTTCCAGCGTCAAGCGACAAGGCGCGGCAAGCAGGCTGTGCGCGATGCCGGTCTTGACGGCGAATTCTCGGCAGAGCTGATCGAGAACTACATCAAGGCGATGGCACGCGGCAAATCCAAGGCCATCAACAACGTGACGTATCGGCAAATCATCGCTGCTCTTGCTGGCGAGTACGAAGACCCCGATGCGATGGGCGCGACCGTCAGCGGCGTTTTCGAGAAGGCAGAAGAGCAGCGAGCCGATATCAGCGGCAAGAGTTTTGCAACCGCGCTCACGGGATTTGCAATCCTCGAAGCGTGCAGGCAATGCGGAGCAGGGCGGCAGACCATGAAGGAATGGGTGGTCACCAGCGGCAACCCGCGACCTGAGCATGCAGCCATGAACGGCGAAACCGTCCCGTATGGCGAGCTGTTCAGCAACGGCGCGAATTTTCCAGGTGACCAAGTGCTCACGCCTGACGAAAGCTGCAATTGCCAGTGCCGCGTCGATATCTACGTACCGTAAAGGAGTGAAAAGATGCTTCGAAAATCATTCAAGGCTGCTTTCGAAGAGACGGACGGCGGCAGGGTACGCGCCTACGCTTCGACCTTCGACCGCGAGCCTGACGCTTACGGCGATGTAATCGCAAAAGGCGCATTCGCCGAGACGCTTGAGAGGTGGCGCGAATCCGGCAAGCCGATTCCGCTGCTTTGGGGGCACGACACAGCCGACCCGTACAGCAACATCGGCGCGTGCTATGACTACGGCGAAGATGATCGCGGGTTTTGGTTCGAAGCCGCCTTCGATGCCGACAACGAACGCGCACAGTACGTGCGCAAGCTCGCGGCAGAGGGGCGCGTGTACCAGTGCAGCTTCGCATACGAGATTTTGCAGGCGGCAGAGGTCACGCTTGACGGCGGGCGCAAGGCTTACGAGCTGCAAAAGCTGGAACTTTTCGAAGTGAGCATCGTCCAAATCCCTGCAAACCAGCACGCAACGATCGAAGACGTAAAGAGCAACCTAGCGGAAACGCTCGAAGAGACGGCGGCGGCTATCAAGGCAGGCCGTCGCAATTCCGCGAAGGACACCGACGAGCTGCGGCGCATCGCTGATGCCGCGGCAGAAATCACCGAGACGGTAAACGGGCTTTTGTCCGATACCAATACCGACCCAGATGACGGAGACGATAAGCGCGAGGGTGATTCCGAGGGCGCGAAATCGCAGGCCGAGCTGGTGGCGGCATATAAGCAGGCAATCAAAACCTACTGGGAGTAAAAATGAACGAAAAACTCAAGAAGCTTTACGAAGACCTCAACCGCGCAGAGACGATTGAAGAGGTAAAGAAAATCGGCGAAGCAATCGAAGCCGAGAAGATGCGCGAGAAGCTCATCGCTGAGAAGCAGGCCGCGCTCGACGCACTCAAGGGCGAAGAGGGCAACGCTGGCAAGAAGAGCGAAGAGCCGCGCACGCTCGGCGAGTTTGCCGCAAAGAACCTCGACCTCTCTGCTATGCGTGCTGGCGCATCCAAGAGCGCGGGCACTGGCTACGGCTTCAAGGCCGCAACCGACCCGCACACCAGCACGCCGATGCAGGTTGTCGATCAGCGCGTAATCGACACCACGCTGCGTTCGCTCGATATCCGCAACCTGTTCGGAGCGGAAACCATCAGCGGCACGAGCATCAAGTATTTCGTGCTCGGCGCAACAGAGGGCGCACCTGCCACCGTTGCAGAAAACGCCGCGAAGCCGCAGTTCCACGTCCCGTATGCCTCGAAGGACGCATCCTTGCAGAAAATCGCGGGCTGGTACTACGAGACTGACGAGCTGCTCGAAGACAACGCTTTCCTTGCGTCCTCCATCGACAATCGCGGTCTTTTCGAGCTTGATAACGCGGTAGAGGGCTACCTGATGACCACGCTCGGCGGCACGTCCGGCATCCTCGCCCCGACCGTCACGGCTACTACTGTCACGGCTGACGATCTATTCAAGGCCGCTATGAGCGTCAAGAGCGCGTCTCAGTACGACGCTGATGCTATCGTCATCAACCCCGTCGATTATCAGGTGCTGCGTCTTGCGAAGGACGGCAACCAGCAGTACTACGGCGGCGGCTACTTCACGCCTGCCTACACGGGCGCAGGTGCACCGCAGCTCATCCCTGGTCTGTGGGGTATGAACACCGTTGTAAGCGCGTCCACGACGGCAGGCACGGCATATGTCGGCGCATTCCGCGCTGGCGGCTCCGTCATCACCAAGGCTGGCGAGGGCGTGCGCGTCGAGGTCGTTACCGGTGACCACGATGACCGCACCCACAACCGCGTGACGGTAATCGTCGAAGAGCGTCTGCTGCTCGCTGTCCGCGTGCCGAGCGCGTTTGCCAAGGTCGTTAAGGCATCCTAGCAACCATGACAGGCGGGCAGGGCGTATCCTTGCCCGCCTGCAATCGAAGAAGGTAAACCATGCTGAAAATCTACGAATACAACGGGCTGACCTACCAATTCGAAGAGGGCGAGCAGCCCGAGGGCGCAAAGCTGGCAAAGCAGCCCGAAGCTGAAAAAGAGCAGCCCGAAACGAAAGAAGCCAAGCCCGCCAACAAAGCTCGCATCGCACGCAACAAGGCGGCAAAATGACGGTGCAAACGCCGTGGGGCTATACCGTCGAAGAGCTGCCGCCGATGGTCACCGTGCAGCAATTTAGAGCCTACTATCCCGACTACTCGGCAACGGACGAACAGCTCGCAACTGCGCTCAACGCGACCAGCGCGGCAATCCGCGACTTCTGCGGCTGGCACGTAGCCCCATCGCTCGAATGCGTCTTTACGGGCACGGGCGAGGGGCGCATGCTGGTGCTGCCTGCTATGGGCGTGACGGAAGTCTCCGAACTGCTCGTATCGGGTCAGCCTGAAACCGCCTATGAGTGGAAAGCGAGCGGGCTTGTGCGCGTGTGGGGCTGCTTTCCCGACCTTTGGCGCAGCGTCACGTGCAGGTACACGGCGGGCTTCGACGGCGCGAGCGTGGCGCAGGTCGTATCGCAAATCGCGAGCAACGCGCTCGTGGGCGCAGTGGGCGTATCGTCCGAAAGCGCGGGCGGCGTGTCGATCAGCTACAACCGCACGGCTGACGGCGTGAGCGGCGGCGTAAGCCTGCTGCCACGTGACAAGGAGCTATTGCAAAGCTACAAGCTGGCGAGGGCGTGGTAAGTATGCTGCCATCATTTTTCCGCGACACAATCACCGTGCTGATGCCGGAGCAAGTCGAAAAGAACGGCAAGCCCGTGCTCGACTACACGAAGCTGTCGCGCATGGACGTGGGCGGCTGCAACGTGCAGCCATCCACGACCGACCGCGACCACGACGGCAGGCAGGTCAGCGTATCGGACGAAATGACCGTGTACGCGCCCGCATCAGCGACCATCGAGCCGCAAGACCTCATCGAGTGGCAGGGTGACCGCTATCAAATCGAGGGCATGCCGCAGAAGTGGCGCAGCCCGTCAGGACGGCTCACGCATCAGCAAATCAGGATTAAGAGGTGGCGTGGCTGATGGCAACCAAAGTGCGCATCGAGCTAAACAGCGACGGTATCAAGCAACTGCTCAGCAGCGCGCCGATTGCCGCTGAATGCGAGAAAGCCGCAGAGAAAATCGCGGCGCGAGCTGGTGCGGGCTTTGTCGTTTTGCCAGCGAGACAAATGGGATTCGGCGGCGGTCGTGTGGGCTATGCCGTGAAGACAGACACGGAAGAAGCCCGAATTGCAGAAGCCACCGACAAGGTACTCAGTAAGGCGGTGAGCGGTTAGTGCAAGTGACGATACCCCACGACCTAGAAACCACGCTACGCGCCGACCTTGCCGCGATTCTCGGCGATGGCATGCGCGTGTACATGCCGCCATTGCCGCCTGAGCTGTGCACGAATGGCGTTGATGTGGTCATCTACCAAGTAGGCGGCGATTCGGTCAGCGCGGCATCCGACCGCTACGACGTGAGCATCGACGTGTACGCGCCAGACACCGACACGCTGCACGATGCCGTTGTCATGGTACGTGCGGCAGTGACGCAGCTACCGCTGGCATCGGGCACGACGCTGCAATACAACACCACGGACGCGGGCATACCGTATGACAACTACGACCCGCGTGCGCCTGAACTTTATCGTATGACATTTCGCGCCGCGCTCATCGTGCCCGGCGCAAAGGAGCTAATCATCTAAGGAGTGTGCAATATGGGCATTGATGCCGCAAAGGTGTACGCACCTACACCAGACCAAAGTAATACAACGGGCGCGGTGGCAGTCGCTCCGACTGGCACAGCAGCCCCGACCGATGCGCGTACCCCTCTGCCGAACGCTTGGAATTCGAGCGGATACGTGTCCGAGGACGGCATTGCTGTAAACGTGACCCGCACGACCACGCCAATCCGCGATTGGTCTAAGGCTGCTGTGCGAAATCTTCTGACCGAGTTCGGCGGCGCAATCACGCTGGCGTTTTTGGGCGTGGACGAGTTCGCCGCAAAGCGCATCGTGGGCGAGAGCAATGTGACCGTCACACCTGCTAACCAGCAGCACGGAGAACAGCTCAAGATTGCAATCGGCGCGGAGCTGCCGCCTATCGAGAGCTGGTGCTTTAGCATGAAGGACGGCAACGCGAGGATTCGCGTGTACGTACCTCGCGGGCAGTTCACCGAGCTGTCGCAGGTCGATTTCAAGCCCGATACTGGGCACACGCTCGGCGGCACGATCAGCACGTATGCCGACGAGAACGGCAAGAGCATCTACTTCCTGTACGATGACGGAGAAGTGGTGAGCGGCTAATGTACCAGGTGGAAGAAGAGAGCCATGTCTTCGAGTTCGAGCGCGGCGGCAAAGAGTACAGCGTGCCGTGCTTGCAGGATATTCCCCTCGATACCTTCAGGGAAATGCAGAAGCGCATCGATGAAGCGGGCGAAGAGCGCGAATCAGAAGCAATCTACGCCACGCTCGAGCTAATCGAGAAGCACGCCAAAGGCTCTACCAAGGGCATGAGCATGCGTCAGGCAACCAATCTCGTGAAGGCTTACATTGCCGAGACAGGCGATAATCTGGGGGAATCCTCGACCTTATCCGACTAGACGAAGAAAGCGGCGGCGGCTTTAGCGCG